TGGCTCGGGAATATCTTGTGCTCGATCTGGCCGACGGTTACAGAGCCGTCGCCGAGTCCCCCCTGGCAGCCGCCCTCGACTGGGCGGACGACCTCGAGCTGGATCGCCCGGTGGTGCTCGAGGTCCGCTGCCCGTGCGGGCAGGTGGACTACGTCCGCCTCAGCGCGACACCAGACGGCGTCCAGGCCGAGGCCTGGACGTCGAATCTAGCCGAAGCGGGTCACCCTCGTGACCCGCATCGGTGCCCACTCGAGCCCTAGCCGCCCGACCCCCATCGTCCGCGGGGTGTGGCCCCGAGCCCCGCGGGCGGGGCGGCTCATCGGGGCCGCTGGCGGCGCGCGTAGTGCCGCACGCAGGGCGTCCCGCGGCCCGGGTCGCGCCGGGCGGGCGGGCAGTGCGGCCGACGGCTAGCCGTGGTGGTAGCGCGTCATGCTGCCCCGGCGCCCGGAGGTCGTCCGGCGGGTTCGACTCCCGCGGCGCCCGTTCGTTTTGTCGGCGGCGCCCCGTCGGTGGCGCCGCACTAAAGGAGGAATGAGCGTGTACATCGGTCGTACTCTTTGGGTCGGCCAGGTGGTCCCGGCCGAGCTCCCGGCCGTGGAAGTCGGCCGGGTCTACATCCTCGCCTTCACCCCCGAGCGCGCCCGGCTGGTCGTCCGGCCGGTCGCGCGCCCACCTGTGCCGCCCAGTCCGGCGGCTGAACCGGCTGACTTGCCGGCTGAGCCGGTCGCGGCGGTGCCGGTCGGGGTGCCATGAGCGCTCTGACCGCTCAATACTGGCAGCCCCTGCGGCGCTACCGCCGGGGCGTGACTCTCTGGCGGCGCGTCCGGGTCGTCGGCGGAGGATACGTCGTTGCCCAGGACTTGCCGCGCCCTCACGAGTCGCCTATCCGGCGCGCTGCCGACGCGCTGCGCGCCTACGTGGCGGATCGGCGGATCGCGCAGCTCCGGCCGCGCACCTGGCGCAGGGCGGTCTACTATGATCCGCCGAGTCGGTGTTATTGCTCCCTCGCCGATCGGGGTTTCGTTGCGCCGACGCTGCGCGCGCTGCGGCGCGCGCGGGCCGAGTGGCGGCGCTTCGCGCAGGCGCTCAGGCTCCGCCTCCAGCAGGAGCAGGCTTGTGGCCGAGCTGCGCACTGGCCGGACGGTACGCTGGCCGGCTGGCGGTACTGGTTGGTCAGTGGGGACGGCGTTCTATCCTCGCCTTGCTACGAGACGGTTTGGCCCTCGCCGCGCGCGGTGCTGCGCGCGAAGGAGTGGTCGGCGTCCGGTACCGTGGACAGCCAGCCAGGTATCCACGCCTGCTGGCCGGCCGAGGGCGGCGCGCTGCCAAGGGCGCTCGCACACCTGCTATGGGCTGATCTATATGTCGTTGACTGCGCAGTCGGCCTGGTCGCCGGCTGGGGAGGCGTGGTGACTGGCGAGGTCGGCTGGCGCGCGCAGTACGCGGCCGCGCAGGTGGTCTACGTGCCGCGTCTGCTGTTGCCGGCCGTGCGCGCGCGGTACCCGCAGGTTCCCGTCGAGCCGCTGACGCCGGCGGTGGTAGCGCCCGTGGCGTCGCGGGAGCAGGAGGTCGATAGATGGGTCCCGTCACGCTAGTTCGCGGCTACTACCCCGGCCTCGCGCGACACGCGGCGCAGCTCGGTATCGAGCCGCCGCCGCCCGGGACGGTCTGCTGGGCGGTGCGCTACTGCCCCGGGGTCGATCGGGACTTCCCGAAGTACCCGCTCGACGACCTGCCCGCTTGTCGGCAGCAGCACTACCACACGGTCGCCCCGGAGGAGGTGGTGTGGTGGCGCGCGGCACCGAACGAGCGCGAGCGCGGCCCGTGGCGCCAGTGTACGGGAGCCGAGCTGCCCGCCATCGTGGACGCGCACACGGTGTGGGCGAGCAGCTACGGGCCGCTCGGGCAGGACGAGGGCCCGCGGCCGTGGGCGATGATCGAGATCGCGCGGCCGGACCCGGAGCCGTGGCGCGCCGAGTAGCGCGCCGGGAGATCACACGATGCCGCCTACGCTGTACGTCGGCAGTACGGTGTTCGCCCCGCCCGAGTGGTCGGGACGGATCATAGTGCGGGCGCTGTCGCCGGCCGAGGTGCGCCAGCGCATAGACGAGGCGCGTCGCGCCGGCGTGGTGATCCGCAGCTACGTCGGCCACGAACCGACGGCGCGCTTCCTTGGGCTGCCGATGTCGCGCGAGCAGGCCCCGCCGCCACTGCCGGGGCACTACCAGCGCTGGGTCGGGTTGCGGCCCGTCCGGCGCGCGGGTGGCGGCCGCGAGCTGGACCCGGCGGTCGAGCCGCAGGCGTTTAGCGGAGCGGCCTGGACGATCACTACTCCACCTCTGGTCGCCTAGCGAAATTAGGAGCTACGAGATGAACATAGGACGAAAGCTGAAGGCCGGCCGGGTCGAGCCGGTCGAGGAACTGGGGCGACTCGTCGATGAACTCGGCGAGCTGCAATACGCACGCGTCGCGGCCATCGGCCATGGTATGTATGCGGCGCGCCGCTATGTGCTGGCGCGGAACAGGCGCGGGGCGCTGACGCTGCGCCCCGCGGTGCTCGTTGGCCCCCCGCGCCCGTCGCGCTACGCGGCGCAGCGGGACGCCGACAGGTTGCGGCTCCCGGAGCTGCCGGGACTCGGTGGGCGCCGGACTGTCCGGGACCGCGAAACGGCAGCGAGGCTGCTGGCCGCACTGGTCGTAGGCTAAAGTTATGGCCGAGGAGTACGCCGTCACGATCGAAGCGTGCCGACAGCGGCTCCGAGCGATGGCCCCCGACCGCTATTCCCCGGACGATTCAGTTGCCGCTCTGCTGTTTGCGGTGGCCGGGCGCGCGGATGAGTGGAATGCCCGCGTCGAGCGCTGTCTCGCGCTCCGCAGGCAGCGTGCGGCTGCGAACGTCAAGGAGGACAATCCCTGGCGGCCGCTGCGCGGGTATCGCCGCGGCGTCACACTGTGGCGGCGCTGGCCGTGCAGGCAATACACGGTTTCCGCGGATCGACCGGAAGCTATAGATCGGGGGTGCCGAAGTCGCCGCTCCGCGCTGCGCGCCTGGCTCGCCGAGCAACGGATAGCGCGACTACCACCTCGGGTACGGTCTCGCGTGCAGCCCAGGTATTTGGCCATCTCTGGACAGTACGTATCGTCTACGCCTGCCGCAGATACGTGCGCGCCGACACTAGCCAGGCTGCGGCGCATCGTCGCGCTGCAGAGGCGGCTACACCGCGCGTTCGAGCGCCGCGCTCAGCAACCAGGCGCACGGCCCGATCGTGATGCGCGCTGGCCTGACGGCACGCTGGTCGGCTGGCGCTACTGGCACGTCACCACCGACGGCTATGTAGCGTCGCCCTTCTGGCCTGGGCTTTGGTCTGCGCCGCGCGGCGTCCTGCGCGCCCGGGGCTGGTCGACGAGCAAGGCGGTCGAAGGCCGGGGCGGCATCCACGCCTACTGGCCTGCGCAGGATGGACACGCATCCAAGGACATGGCGGCGAGATTGGCGCACGAAGCCTGCGACGGTCTGGCGATGGGCCTGGTCGCCGGCTGGGGTGAAGTCGTGACGGGCGAGATTGGCTGGCGCGCCGAGTACGCGGCGATACAGGCGCTCTACGCGCCGCCGTGGCACGTTGCCGCGTTGCGCCGGCGATATCCGCATGTACCGGTCGAGCCGCTGATGCCGGCGGTCTTAGCGCGCGGGGCGTCGCTGGAACTACGGAGCAAACCGGAAAGGAGGAGCTGATGGACGTCTACGACAAGATTCGCATACCGCAACTGCCCGGCTAGGACTGGTGGGACGGGACGACCGGCGTGAAGTGCTGGTGCGGCGGGACGATCGAGTGGGCCGAGGGGCGCTACGTGCCGGGTACGCGCGCGTGTCGGCGCTGCCTGGCGATGTACGCGGTGCGCGGCATAGGGCCGGATCGCCGGCTGGTGCCGCAGGGCGTGAGCGAGGTTGGCACGATCGACGACCTAGAGCTGCCGGCGCCGGTGGAGCAAATCTACCGCGTGCCGGCGGACCTCTACCCTAGCTGGCGGGAGGAGGACCAAACATGATCGTGGACATCGAGACCGTACCCGGCCGGCTAGTGGACGCCGAGTTCGTCGGCCGGCTGGCCTCCTGGCAGACTCGGCGCGACGCGCGGGGCGAGCGCGGCGCAATCGTGCTGGGGCCGGCGACGGAGGCCGGCGAGCCGCGCATCATGCGGATGCGCGAGGGCGGGCCGAAGATGGTGCTGCTCTACCACGCGCGCCGCTGGGCCGACGCGCAGCTCGACGAGATCGAGACGGTGGCGCAGTGCAGCGGCTACCCGTGGTTCCGGCTGCGCGGCTGGGCGGGGCGGACGCTGGCCGAGCTGGCCGAGCTGATGAGCGGCTACGACCGGGTGGTCGTGGCGCTGGACGCCCGCGTGCGGCCGGAAATCCGGTGCATCGATGCAGAGATCGCAGACTGACCGGCGAGTTCGTGGGAGCGGGCCTCTGTTGCATCCCCCTCCTTGCTACTGCTCCCGGGGCGTCGCGTTGCGAGCCGCGGCGCCCCCTCGCCGGTCGCGCGTCAGGTCTGGTGTCGCGTCTGGTCACGTCGCGTCGCGTCTCGTCAAGTCGGGTCTTGTCCGGTCAGGTGCCGAGTCCTGTTGTGTCCGGTCCGGTCTTGTCAAGTCCTGTCGCGTCGAGTCGAGTGCCGTGTCCGGTCTTGTCCGGTCGGGTCTTGTCCCGTCGCGTCTCGTCCCGTCGTGTCGGGTCAGGTCGAGTCAGGTCTTCTTCTACAGAAAGGAGCCGCGATGCAAAGATGTGTATTCCGAATCCTGGGCAAGCGTCCGTTGCTGATGCACAACCCCGCCGGCATGTCCCACGTCGATGGCGCGCCATCGCGCAAGCAGGTCCCGTTGCCCGCAGAAGAGGCCGAGCGCTCGGCGTACCGGCTGCCGAGCGGCCAGCTCTACCTCAAGGGCGAGGCGTTCCGGGGCAGTCTCCTGAAGGCGGCCAGCGGGTACCGCATCGCCAAGACCAGCGCGAAGACGGTCTTCGCGGCCGGCGTCTTCATCCTGGAGGAGGAGTGCCCGCTGGTCCACCCGAAGACGAACAAGCCGCTGCACGACTACGTGATCGACACGCGGCGAGCCGTCGTGCAGGGCAACGGCGTGCTGCGCAGCCGGGCGCGCGTGAACGAGTGGGCGACGACGGTGAACATCGAGTACGACGAAGAGATCGTGACGCCGGAGATCATCCTGCGGTTCTTCCGGCGCGCCGGGCAGTTCGTCGGCGTTGGCGACCAGCGGCCGGGCGCGCCGAAGACGCCGGGCCAGTTCGGGACGTATGCGGTGGAGCTCGTCAGAGACAAGTGATATGCGCTGTCAGTTCAAGTCTGGTCCCGTCTGGTCGCGTCCAGTCCAGTCCGGTCACGTCAGATCAAGTCAGGTGCCGAGTTCTGTCTCGTCGCGCCATGTCTGGTCCGGTCGCGTCGTGTCGAGTCGAGTGCCCGGTCCTGTCGCGTCGGGTCGAGTCTAGTCGAGTCCGGTCGTGTCCTGTCGAGTCAGGTGCCAAGTCGTGTCCAGTCACGTCATGTCTTGTCGCGTCACGTCGGGTCAAGTCGAGTGTCGAGTCACGTTGCGTGCCGAATCAGGTCCGGTCCAGTCTGGTCCCGTCGTGTCTAGTCTCGTCGTGTCTCGTCGTGTCTCGTCGTGTCCCGTCAGGTCGAGTGCCGCGTCGGGTCTTGTCAAGTCCGGTCGTGTCGAGTCCAGTCGGGTCCTGTTCGGTCGTGTCGAGTCGAGTCAGGTATTTGTTGCTGTCAGGAGCTAGAAGATGCCGAAAACTACCAGAATTCCCGCAAGCAAAGTCGTGCTGGACTACAACCTCTACCCGCGGCACCAGGTGGACGACACCGCCGTCGCGCGGCTCGTCGACGCCCTGCGCGCCGAGGAGGCGCTGCCGCCGATCGTCGTCGACGCCAAGAGCATGCGCGTCGTGGACGGCTTCCACCGCGTGACGGCGTACCAGCGGTTTGCCGGGCCGGACGCCAAGGTGCCTGCCGAAGTGCACACCTACAGCACCGACGCGGAGATGTTCGCCGACGCCGTGCGCCGCAACGCGCGGCACGGGCGACCACTGAGCAGGTACGACCTGGCGCGGTGCATCACGCGCGCGATGGAGCTGAAGCTCGACCCCGAGACCATCACGCGCTGCGCGGCGATCAGCGCCGACACCTACGACCGCATCGTGCGGCACAAGCTGGCGACGCACAGGGGCCGGCCGGTGGCGCTCAAGCGCACGCTGGCCCACTTCGCGGGCCAGCCCATTGCGAAGGCCACGGCGAGCGCGAACCGGCGGCTCGGCGGAATGAGCCAGCTCTTCTACGTGAACCAGGTGCTGATCCTGCTCACGAATGATCTGGTCGATGAGAGCAATGCCAACCTGATGGAGGCGCTCCAGCGGCTGCACCGCGCGCTGGAGGAGTTCCTGGATAGACACGCGGCGACGACGTGCGCCGCGAGCGAGGAGTGACGCCATGGCAGATGTCGACGTGGCGCCGGGCATAGCCTTCCGCCTGGCGACCGAGGATATGCGTGATGAAGAACTCTGGGAGACGGCCTGGCTCTTCGCTACGTGCGCCGTGCGGGAAGAGTATGGCGAGCTGGCCGACCGCCTGCGCGCGGACGCACAGTGGGCCGAGCGCGTGGCGATGCTCTCCGTTGCGGCCGCCGTGCTGGAGCTCGAGCGCCGGCGCGTGGCACACGGCCAGTCCTGTCCCACTACGCAGGAGCAGGCCGTGATCGACGTGGTGGACCTGGCAGGCGCCTGCCTGGCGCTGGCCGACGAGTTGGAGTCTGGCGCCCTGGCGCCGGGACCGCTGGCCGCGGAGCGCCTGCGCCGGGCGGTACCGCGGCGCCTCGGCGGGAAGGGCGCGGACGATGAAGACTGAGCTGCCGCTGGCGCAAATCATGCGGGTAGTGCGCGAGGCCGCCGGCCTGACGCAGGCCGAGCTGGCGCAGCGCTTCCGCGCGCTCGGCTACCGCATGACGCAGCCGCGCGTGTCGAACTACGAGCGCGGCAAGCATGAGCCCAGCGCGCGCGTCTACGTGCTGTGGCTGAGGATTTGCGCCCAGCGGGGCCGGGGGCCAGCGCAAGGGAGTTGACGAGATGAATCCATGGAGCCGACGATACTTCGGCGGCGAGCCCGAGGGCCCGCTGCTGGCGGCGGTGATCTGGTGCTGGCTGGTCGCGCTGGCGGCCGGGGTGGTGATCGCGCTGGTGTGGGCGGTCGCCAACCTGATCTGATCCTCCTTGCTGTGGCCAGCGGGTCCGCGGCGCGCCGTAGTGATCCCTCCGCGGCGCGTCGGGCCGGTGCGGTTCCCTCCGGCCCCCCGCTGGCCGTCTCGGAGACTGAACATGCGCGTCTGGGCGATAGACCCCGGCCCGGAGCAGAGCGGCTGGGTGGTCATCCTCGGCGAACCGGAGCGGCCGGAAGTGCTGGCGCACGGCCTCACCCCCAACGCCGACCTGTTGGGCATGCTGCGCGCCGCGCCGCGCGTCCACCTCGTCGCGATCGAGCGCATCGTGCCCTGGGCCAGGCAGGCTGGGCACGCGCTGGTGGACACGTGCGTGTGGATCGGCCGCTTCTGGCAGGCCGCGGAGGACGCCGGCGCGCGCGTGCTGCTGGTGCCGCGGAACGACGTCGCGCGCTGGCTCACGGGCGACCGGCAGGCGCCCAAGCGCGCCGTGCGCGACGAACTCGTCCACCGCTACGGGCCGGGCAGGGAGCGCGCCGTCGGCCGGAAGGCCGCGCCCGGCCCCCTTTACGGGCTACGCGTCCACGAGTACGATGCGCTCGCGCTGGCCTGCTACGTCGCCGACGCAATGGTGGGGACGACGGCGTGAACACTGTCGGATTCGGCTTGCCTCTTTCGGTTGCGGCGGCGTCGGGGGCGCTGCTGGCGCTGTCCTCGGATGCAGCCGAGCTGCCGCTGGTGGTGCTGGTGCTGGTAGTGGTCGGGCAGTTTTCCTTGCAGCTTCTCGACCGCTTCCGCGCCGGCCGGCGGAACGGCGGCAACTCCGGGACGTACATCGAACTCGCCAAGACCGTGGCGCGGCTCGACGCCCGCGTGGAGCAGCTCGAGCGCCGGGCCGAGCGCATCGAGGCGCGGGCCGACCGCCACGAACAGGCCCACGGAGGCTAGACATGGGCAAGGCGGCACAGCTTCTGCGCGCGCCGGTCGCGGTGGCGGCGGCGCTCGCGTGCGCCGGTTGCACAGCCATGCAGCCGGCGGGCTTCAGTCGGGAGCTCGGCGACGCGGCGCGCCAGCTCGCGGCGAGCATGGCAGACCAGGCGGTGTGGCAGACGCTCGTCGGGCGGCTGGAGGGCCAGGTGATCGAGCCGGGCGTGGTGGTCTACGGCGGCGTTCTCTACGTCGCCGGCGCGCGCCTGACTGGCGCGAGCGGTCGCGTCGAGCTGGCCGGCGAGGGCGTGGGTTCCGGCGAGCTGACGGCTGAGGCGAGGCGCGCATTGGCGGAGATAGCGACGCGGCCCGAGCTGCTGGAGCGCCTCGCGGCCGCGTCGGAACACGATGAGCAGCCGGAGTAGGCCAGATGCGCTGTCGACGGCCTCTTCCTCTCCTTCTCCTCCTCCTTTGCGTGGCGCTGGGGGCGGCACTTGCCGCCCCCGGCGGCTGTATGCGGCACGAAATCGCGGGTTCGGTCGAGCTGGTCGTGCGCGTGGAGCACGGCGAGCCGCCCGTGACGGTAGAGGTGCGCAATGTTCGAGTGGCTGAACGGCGTGAAGACGTACCTGGGGCTGATCGCGGCCGGCCTGGTCGGCGTGGCGATGTTTCAGGGGTGGATTACTGAGGACACTGCTGGCACGCTTTGGGCCGTGATAGGCGCGTGGACGGGTGTGGCGGTGAAGCACGCATGGGACAAGCGCGCGGAGATAAAAAAATAAGGGCTTGACAAGCGCGCGGCCGTCGGCCACACTGGGTGCGGCCCCGTGCGTGCGGGATGGAAGTACTGCACCCGACGGGATCTTCCGCGAACTTCTGCCACTTCGAGCCCGGGCGGTCCGGGCGGCGCGCGGGGCCGCCCCGCAGAACAGGAGGTAGCGATGGAGAGCGGAATCGAGATTCTGAGCGAGGCGCTGCGGCGCCGCGGCTACGACGGCCTGGCAGACCCGGACGGCGACTGCCGCGGCTGCGAGCTGCACGATCTCTATTGGTGCGGGCGCGTCACCGACTGCGTGCCCGGCAGGGTTGACCGCGACGAGCTGCACCGGACCGGCGAGCGGGTGCTGCTGCCGGCCAGCGCGGGTGCCCTATGCTGAGCATCTGGAAGGAGACCGTATATCCGGGCCAGCCTGCCACGTGGGCCGTGCCGCAGGATGCGGCGGCCATTGAGGTGCTGGCCTACGACGGGCCGCTGACGATGCGCAGCGCGCAGGGTCCGGTCGAGTGGCCGCTGGCGCACGCGACACCGCTGCGAATCGCCAGTGCCGCGCCGGCCGGCGACGCGCTGACCTTCCACGCCACGCGCGAGGGCTGGCAGGCCGTCCGCGCGGTGGCGCACTGTACGGGGAAGCCCATGAACTGCCGAGCCCATATCGACCTGATCCAGTTGAGCGGGCGCCAGGAGCAGACCTACGTCGTGCCGCTGAACACCGAGGCGCTGCTGCTGGCGCTGGAGGGCGCGCCGGAGGCGCAGCTTCGGACGGTGCCGCTGGAGCAGGGCGGTCGCTTCTACCCGCTCTACGACGGCCGGCCGCTGGACCTGTCGGGCTGGGGCGTCGGCGGGCAGAGCCTGTACCTGCGGCTGGCCGAGGACGGCCAGCAGGCGACCGTCCGCGTGCTGCGCACGGTGCCGGTGTGGTGAGTGTTCTGGCTTTGGGAGTCTAGAGATGCCTTACCTGCCTCTGGTGATCGAACTCATCCGCATCATCTTCCGGCTGTGGGCGGGCGTGGCGTATGGAACAGAGATGTAGCATCCGACTGGCCGTCGCCGCGCTCTGGTGCGTGACGCTGTTGACGGCCGCGGCCCTCCTGCTGTGGGTAGCGGCCGACCGCTGACATGCCGCGCCGTCGGCGAAGTATAGAAAAGCAGACAACCTGTGTCGTTTCCGCTTCCTGAAATGTCCTGCAGGCGAGGACGGCCCGGACGTTCCGGGCGCGTCGGCGGCGCGGCGCTCTTGTTCTCCAGAGGTGCGCCATGTCTAGACTTCGGCTCGCTATCCTCTTGCTGTGTACTTGGTGTGTAGTCTCCGCGCGCGGCGAGGCGCCGGTCACGCTGGACCTGGCGTTCGCCCAGCACGACCCAGACCTGCCGCCACACGTGGTGCGCTGGGCCTGGGACATCGAGATCGGGTTCCGGCCGCACTGTGTGGTCCCGTGCGACCCAGCGCCGGGCGAGATGCCGGACTACTGGTGGGATCAGGTTGAGGTCACGGTACCCGGCGCCTGGCGGGACGAGGGCTCGTGCACCGTGTTCGAGGTCGATGGTACGGGCCTGTGGCTGGGTCAGTGCCGGGGCGATGCTCATGGCGGCCCGTCCTGCGCCCCGACCGACGCCTGGATCCAGTACGAGCCGGACGCCGCGGCCGCCACGCTGGTGACCTCGGTCAGGCCGGCGCGCTGCCCGGTCTACAGCCGGCCGTTCGGCGAGCCGCCGGGCCACTTCGTGCTGCACTGGGGGTTCATGCCGCCGGGCGGACCGCCGGAGCGCGAGCCGCTGGAAGGCCGGCTGGAGCACGTCCTCATCCGGGTGCTCGCTGCGGTGGTGTGGGATCGGGTCCGGGACATCGGGGACTTCGGCCTGATCGAGTTCTGGGTGGTGCCTCAGGACTGGCAACTCGGCGATGTCCAGTTCGACGGGGACGTGGACCTGGCCGACCTGGCGCAGCTCCTGGCGCACTACGGAGAGACGGACTGGGACCTTGGGCCTGCCCGGGGTGACCTGGACTTCGACGGCGACGTGGACCTGGACGATCTGGGCCTGCTCCTGAGGGCGCTGCCGTGACGGACGAGGACCGGGAACTGCGAGCAGCCTCGATCAAGCTGCGTCGGGCGTGGGGCATCGTGCGTCTGGCATGGGGCTGCTATTGGCAGGGCTACCGGCTTGAGCCCTTTCATCCGGGCGCTCGCACATCCCTCGAAGCATACCTGGGCGATGTACCGGGCGACGGCTACCAGCCGACGCGGAGAGAACTGGAGCGCTGGCTGGCGCTGCTGCGACAACTGGTCGAGGGGCTGGAAACCGGGTTGAAGCACTGGCCACGCGCGCAACACACCCTCATTGAATGGCGTTGCGAGAGCGAGCGGCAACGGGATGAGATATAGCAACAATGTGGCTGCTCGATTAACTAGAGCTGGTCGAACGCCGAGGACTCGAAGAATCCCGACCGGCCCCAGCTTGGATTCGAAGACCCAGTAGGAGAGTATGGTGCCATGAACACGAAGCCCGAGAAAAAGCTCACGGAACAGGACTTGCGGGAGCGATTCGACGAGGTTCAGCGGAACGTCTCGGAGCTGATTCGCAATTACGAGCGGCAGTACCCCGATCTCTCGCGGCCGCTTCAAGGCAGCGATGAAGTGGTCCAACAGCCCATCTACCAGTACGACGTGCATGCGACCAGTTGAGCATGACAACCATGCGCTAGGAAGCGCTGTCACGACCGAAATGGCGCCGTCACTACCCCGCAGGCTGCTGGCGCTGCTGGGATGCCTCGGCCTGCTGCCGGAGCAGACACGGCGCCGGGTGCTGGCGGCCTGGCCGGGCAAGGGCGCGGCGCTGTATGTCGCACGGGAACCGGAGTGGGGACTGTTGCTCGCGGCGAGGCGCGCACACGACGAGCAGACCCGGAGAGGACGCGAGGTAGAGGAGGACGCGCAATGACGATCGTACCCTGGGTCGAGTGCAACTGGCCCGACGCCGACGACTCGAAGAACCCCGGCCGCACCCAGCTCGAGACGGTGATCGAGGGTCTGCGCATCTGGCGCAAGGTGACGGACCGGGCGATCGTGTCCACCTGGCCGTCCGAGGTCAAGCGCGTCTATCCGGCGCTGCGCAAGCAGGTGCGTGGCATCACCATCATCCCCGGCCTCAAGACCATCAACATCCTGGCCGGGCGCCTGGATGACCTCGGCACCTGGCGCGACCTGCGCGGCTTCATCGAGGACGCGATCCGCCTGACGAAGACGAACTGGATTCTGCTCGACCACGAGGCCGCGCTCGAGCCGTTCGCGCTCGGGCAGGTCACCGTGGACCGGACGAAGCTTGCCCAAGGTGTCGCCAAGTTGCCGATAGACATCCGGCACTTCTGGTACCCCAGCGTGTACTGGTTCATCGACGGCATGCGCAGCCACCGCCGACTGCTGAGCCTGGTGCCGACGATCGAGGCCATTCCCCGCGTCACCTTCCTCGACCAGCGCTACTGCGGGTACAAGGAGGTGGGCGGCGTGCGGCACCGCAGGGCGGCGGCCGCGTTCGACGAGGTGCGCGAGACGAGGACGATGCCGCACCTGTTCTTTTACGGGCCGAAGCACCGGCACGTGTGGTGGCGCGACGACATGCTGCGCGAGGCGCTGGCGCTGGTGCGCTGGTGCTGGGGCGAGAAGACGGACGTGATCATCTACACCGGTCGGGCGCACTGGATCGAGGGCGCGAAGGTGCTGTCGAGCCAGTTGGCATCGGGGACGTACCCGCGTGACGGATAGGAGGCTGGACGATGGCAGCGACGGAAAGCCGGTCCGCATACTTCAGCCCGGTCACGATCTGCTTCGATGCCGACGCGCTGCGCTGCCACGTCGAGAGCCGCTACTGCAAGCAGCCCAGCGGCGGCTACACGGCCTGGATACCCGCGCTGCCGGGCGTCGTTTCCGAGGGACCGGACCTGGAGTCGGCCCAGCGGAACGTCCGGGAAGCCCTGACCGCGGCGCTGGAAGCGCTCGTCGCCGAGCGCTCTCCGATTCCGTGGCGGCTGCCGGTTGAGCCGCCCGGGCCGGACGACGTAGTGCGCTGGATCGCGGTGACGGCCAGGCTGGCGCGCCGCAACGAGGAGACTTGGCGATGAGCAAGGCGATATCCGGTCACCGGCTTGGCCGCGCTCTGGTTGAAGCGGGTATCCTCCCGCCGAATGCGAACCGCTGCGTAATCGACATAACGGCAGACCTCGGTGTCAAAATCTACGTCCAGCTCGTAGGCAGCCGGCAGTTGCTGGACTTCGACTGGGCCGCCTTCCTGCGCGGCGCGCCTGTGCGCGTGACCGAAGCGGCATCGGCCACCGAGCAGTCGTGAGAGGTCAGCGATGGAGTCGCCACAGCGGACGGAGACTACTGGCCGCGTGCCGCTCGACCAGCTCAAGCCCGCGCCGTACAACCCGCGGACGATCGACGACGACGCGCTGCGCGGCCTCGCCGAGAGCATCCGGCGCGGCAGCGCGGCCGTGGCCGGTCACGACGGGGACGGCTACCGGCTGGAGGGCAGCATCGTCATCAACCGGCGCGGCATGCGCATCATCGCGGGGCACCAGCGCGTGAAGGCCCTGCGGCTGCTCGGGCAGGACTGGATCGACGCGCGCGACATCACGTGGGTCGAGTACGAACCGGACAGTTCCGAGGAAAAGGCGGCAGTCATAAGTTTGAATAATCCTTATACGCAAGGGCAATTTACACCGGCGCTGGCGCCGCTATTGCTAGAAGTAGAGGCCAGCGGAATTGACCTGGAATCGCTGAAGCTGGACAAGCTCCTGCCGGCAACCGGGTTTCGTCCGGGCAAGGGGCATCTGCGAGACAGGGTGAGCGATTGGCGGTCTACGGACGATTTTTTCGCTTGTCCAGAAGCTGTGCGCGCTGGTATCGAAAAACGAGGCCGTTGCATAGTCCAATTCTCCGGTGGTTACGATTCGCTAGCTACGCTTCTCTGGGTGCGCAGAAATTTTCCCGAACTACCCTGTATTGCCGTCTTCACGGATACAGGTGTAGAGTTTCCGGGGTTGCCTGCGTATGTTTGCGAAATAGCCGAGCAGCTCTCGGCGGAACCGGTAATAGTGAAGCCGAAGCACGAATGGTGGAGCTGGCTGCGTCAAGAAGGTGCATGGCCTTCCTTAGTCTACAGACCGTGTGCTTACCGCTTCATACATGCGCCGTTTGCTGAGTACGTGACGGCAAAATACAAAAGCCGGGAAGTAACGATATTCACCGGGAGCCGGGCGGAAGAAGCAGTGCGAGGAACGGAGAAGACGGCCGAATCTCCGTTGTCATCTTTCGGCAAGCGCCGCGATGACTACCAGCATTATGCGCCATGTTTTAACGTGCGCAAAGACGTAATACGGGCAGTTGTAGAGGCCTGCAACTTGCCTCTCTGGGATGGTTACGCTCGCGGGTTTGTGCGGACGGCGTGCTGGTGTTGTCCCGGCCAGTGCGGGTTGCAGGCAGCGGCCTTGGCGCATCATTATCCGGGCCTGGCGGACGATATACGGCGGTGGGAAAAGCGCATCGGGCCGATGCGCCCGCTGGACGATTGCTGCTTCGACGATCTCGTGCGCTCTGGAGAGAAGGCGCGTGAACGGGCTGAAACATAAATTAGACAGGGCAAACCCTGATGCGATGTTGCCGCAAGAGGCAGCCTGTAGCGCCGTCTATGGAATCACAGCTAGGCGAACCGCGCAGCAGATAGGCGCGCTCTACGTGATGACGTTGGGCAAGTCTTAGCGCCAGCTTGGCACCTGCAAGAAAAACGGCCGTAACGTCTGCGCCAGCGGCGATATAGCGGCCATTCTCTTTTCTTGTGGGTGGCCGGGGGGTAGGCAAGCCGGCGTCTACTTCGGGGCAGATGTCGATGAGCGTGTACCTCTTGCGCAGGCGCGCAATTAACTGAGGCCGGCCTATCCGCTTACCCCAACGCGTGTATCGCCGGCCATGATACCGGCAAGGCACCCCGAGCAGGCAACGCGAGATGAGGACGACTGGTTTGCTTGTTTTTGTCCGCTTCTGAGCCATGTTTGGAAGCCTAACAGGTCAGCACCGCTTTGTCAAGCCTTCTGTTTAATTCAGGCAGGATAAGGGTTTACGAGTGTTGCGCCACTCGTCCGGGGCGCAAAACCCGCCAGCGACGGCACTATCGGCTACACTATGCGATATGACCGAGCACGGCGCCGAATCACGGGCTGATCACGGCGAGCACGGCGGGCGCGGTCAGCAGGGGCCGGCCCGGCAGCGCGACGAGCGTGGCCGCTTCGTGCGCGGCAACACGCTCGGGTTCCAGCCGGGCAACGACCTCTGGCGGCGCCGCGAGCCGTTCAGCCTCACGCGCTTCCTGCGCCGCTTGATCGAGGAGAACGACGCCCGACTCGGCCGGGCGCTGGTGCAGCGCGGGCTCAAGGAGGCGATTGATCACGGCGACTACCGCTTTTGGTACGCCCTCTTCGAGCGCCTGGAGGGCCGGCCCCTGCAGCGCGTCGAGGGGCACTTCCGGCACGACGTGGCGGGCGTGGCGTTCGTGCAGCGGGTGGCGCAGCTCGTCGTGAAGTACCTGCCGCCGGACCGCCTGGCGCAGTTCGAGCGCGACTGCGCCGCGCTGCTGGAGCGCGCGGGCGGCGAGGGCCGCGAGGATGGGCACGACGGACGTGTGGACTGACGACGCGGTCGCCTCGGGGCTGCGGCTGCTGCTCGCGACGGTGCGCAGCCAGACGGAGCGCGAGCAGTGGCGCCGCCAGGGGCCGGTGCGCTTCGCGCGCGAGGTGCTGGGCATCCGCCTGTGGCGCGGGCAGCGCGAGGCCGCGCGGCTGATCAGCGCGCTGGACGAGCGCGGCTACCCGCGGCACCGGGTGGTCGCGGTCAAGAGCGGGCACGGCGCGGGCAAGACGTGTCTCGGGGCCGTGATGGTCTGCTACTGGCTCGCCGCCGGTGGCCCGGGGACGATCGTCGTGACCAGCGCGCCCACCAATCGCCAGGTCGAGAAGCTGCTGTGGCGCGAGATCAACCGGCTGTGGCCGGCGTCGCCGGTGCTCGCGGCGCTGGGCCAGCCGCTGACGCGCGAGCTGCACCTCGGGCCGGACTGGGCGGCCTACGGCTTCCGGCCGCGCGAGCCGGAGCAGCAGCAGCTCATGCAGGGCTTCCACGCCCGGCGGCTGCGCTTCCTGGTCGACGAGGCCAACGCCTACCCCGAGAGCCTCTACCGCATGATCGACCGCTGCATGACGGGCGAGGACTCGCAGTTGGTCATGGTCGGCAACGCGATCGTCTCGGCGGGGCGCTTCTACCGCGCGTTCGCGGAGGGCGGCGCGGCGGGCCGGCTGACGATCAGCGCGCGCCGGCACCCGAACGTGCGCAGCGGCCGCGAGCTGATACCCGGCGCGGTGACGCGGCAGTGGATCGAGGACTTCGAGCGCGAGTACCACGCCGACGAGGCGCTGGTGCGCGCGGCGATAGACGCCGAGTTCCCGCCGGCGGGCTCGCGCATGGGCGTGGTGCCGCTGGACTGGTGGCGCGCGGCGCGCGGCACGCGGCCGCGCACGCTGACGCCGGTGGTGCTCGGCCTGGACGTGGCGCGCTTCGGCGACGCGCGTACGGTGGCGGTCATCTGCCGGGGCCAGCAGCTCGCCGAGCTGCGCGAGTGGACGCACCGGAGCCTGGCCTGGACGGCCGACGAGGTGCATCGCATGGCGGAGCGCGCGGGCGTCGAGCTGATCATCGTGGACGACGTGGGCATCGGCGGCGGCGTGACGGACGAGCTGCGGCGCCGGGGCCTCGCGGTGCACGGCTTCGTCGCCGGCGCGAAGGCGGCCGAGCCGGAGCGCTTCGCGAACCTGGCCACCGAGGCCTACTGGACCGTGCGCGAGCTGTGCGAGCACCGCGTACTGGCCCTGGCGGACGGCTTCCCCGACGAGGAGGTCGGCGTGCAGCTCAGCACGCGCGAATACCGGGTGCGCGCGGACCGCCTGTTGCAGCTCGAACCGAAGGAGGAGTACACTAGGCGCACCGGCCTGGCGTCGCCGGACGAAGCGGACGCAGTTGCGATGGCGCTGTGGGCCGTGGCCCAGGCGTGGCGCGAGCTGGCCGCTGGAGGCGGGGCGCGATGATCGGGCTCATCCGCGACTACATCCGGGCGTGGCGGGCGGAGGCGCGCAGCCGGGCGCTGGTGGCGCGCTACCAGGAGGCGGCGTTCCAGAACTTGGGCGACCTCGGTCGGCGCTACGTCGACGTGGACCGCTACCTCTACGGCTGGGCCGACGGCAGCGCGCCGGCGGACGCCGCGGAGCGCGCGGCCGGGCTGGCCACCGCCCGCGAGCGCGCGCGCCGCTTCGTCGTGCGCAATGCGCACGCGCGCAACGTGACGACGCAGATCGTGAACTTCACCGTCGGCGCGGGCTTCGGCGTCCGCTTCGAGGAGGAGCGCGCCGAGCAGCGGTGGCGGCGCGACGCGCAGCGGCTGAACTGGTACCGTCGACGGCGCGAGATCGTGCGGCGGCTGGTGCGCGACGGCGAGGTGTTCCTGCGCCGTTTCGGCTCGGAGCTGCGCTTCGTGGAGCCCGAGGACGTGCGCACGCCACCGGGCAAGACGGACAGCATCGAGGCCGGGTTGCACAGCGGCATCGCGTTCGAGCCGGGGGACGTGGAGGCGCGGACGGGCTTCTGGGCCTGCCCCCAGGCCGCGTCGAACGGGCAGGCCGAGTTCGTGCCCGCGCGCGAGGGCTTCCACTGGCTCGACCCCTTCAGCGACCTCAACGCCCTGCGCGGCTGGCCGATCATCTACGACGCCATACCCGTGATCGACCAGTACGAGCGCTGGATCAAGGGGCGCGCGATACTGAACGAGCTGCGCTCGGCGATTGTGGCGATCCGCTCGCACCGCGGGGCCACGCCGGCGCAGCTCTCGGCGTTCGCGGACGCGGTGAAGGCCGGCACCATCACGCGGGCCAGCGGCAAGGCGCAGAAGTGGGCGGACAAGTGGCTGCCGGGCACGGTGATCGACGCGACGGGCGATATCGAGTACGAGTTCCCCGCGGCGAAGATCGATGCCGGGAGCGTCGCCGAGGACGGCCGCGCGATGCGACTGCTGATCTGCGCCTTCTTCAGCCTGCCCGAGTACTGGGTCACCGCCGACGCGGCGAACGCGAACTTCGCCAGCAGCCTGGTCGCGGAGAACCCCGGCATTATCGCGATGCGCTCGTGGCAGGACGCGTTCGCCGGGGACCTGCGCCGCTTCCTCGCATGGTGGTACGGGGACGACGAGCTGCAGGCAGAGGTCGTCTTCCCGAACCTCGTCGTCCGCGACCCGCTGAAGCTGTCGCAGGCCCGCGCGCTGCAGCACGACCACGGGGTGCTCAGCGCACAGACGTGGCAGCAGCTAGAAGGGCTAGACCCGGACGTAGAGCGGGAGCGCATCGGGCAGGAGAGCCAGGGATGACCGCGCCTCTCGGGCCGAGCAGCGAGCCGCTGGATCGCCTCTCGAAGGCAGCGGAGCGCAGCTTCGTCGAGGCCGTGCGGGCCAGGCGCTGCAAGGACGCGCTCGGCGTCCGCTACGCGCTGGCCTACGCGACATGCTGCGAGCTGGCGGCGCTGCGCTCGGCGGTGCTGACTCTCGGCGACATCCTCGCGCACGTCGTGGCGCGCCAGCGGCAGGCGGAGCAGCACGGCGGGCCGCGCCCGGGGGGCTGACGTGGCGGCCCGGCCCGAGGCGTGGCTGCTGGACCTGGTCGTGCGGCACGCCCACTCGCTGGCGCGCTTCGAGCGCGCCGTAGTGGACGAGTTCGCCGACGCGGTGGTCGGCGCGTGGGACCGGCTGGTGGGCGACTCCGTACCGGCGCGCCGCGAGCTGCCGGCGCTCGTGCGAGAGGCGCTCGAGGCCGGGCTGGCGGCCGTGCGGCCGCTCGCGCTCGAGATCGTGCTCGCGCACCAGGCTGCTGTCCGCCGGCCGTTCGCCGCGCGGCTGCCGGGCGTCGCCGCCGAGCGGGCCGGCGACTGGGCGGCGCGCATCGGGCTGGCGCCCGGGCAGCTCAGCCCCGACCAGGCGCGCGAGCTGGTCGACCTCATCTTCGCGCGGCGCCGCTCTCCGCTGCACTCGGTCCGGCTGCGCGGCCGACTCGTGCGCCAGGTGCGCAGCGCGCTGTCGGAGGAGCTCGCAGCCGGGCACACAGTGCAGCAGATCGGCCGCCGCCTGCGCGACATACTGGGCGACGAGCGCGCCTACGAGGCCTACGCGCGAACCTTCGTGCAGGAGGTGAACCAGCGCGCGCACGACCGCTGGCTCAAGGACCACCGCCACCTGCTGCGCGGCGTGCAGTACCGGGCGATTCTGGACACCCGGACGTGCATGGTCTGCGGCCCGGCCGACGGCCAGACCTACTGGTTCCGCCCGCAGCGCGGGCAGGCGAGCTACGCGAGCCGGCCGATGCTGCCGCGGCACCTGCGCTGCCGCTGCCAGTACGTGCCGATCACCAAGTCTCTGCGCGACTTCGGGCTGCGGCGGAAGGACGTGCCGAGCCCCGTCGCCCGGCTCTTGACCGGCCGCCTGCCGCCGCGCGAGACCTACGCGCAGTGGCTCGGGCGCCAGCCGCCGACGGTGCAGCGCGCGGTCATGGGTACGGCGCGCTACGCCGCCTACCAGGCCGGTGTGCCGATCACCCGCTTCGTGGTCGGCGGCGAGCTGCTGCCGATCGACGAGCTACCGAGAGCCGCCGCCCGCCGCGCCGTGGCCCGGCCGGCCGCCGCGCCGCCGGAGACCTCGGAGCTGGTCAACCAGGTCGTAGACGACACGCTCGCGGCCGCCCCGTGGGCCGCAAGCAGCGGCAAGCCGAGCCCGCTGCTGGTCGGGGCGAGCCTAGAGGCGGTCGGGCTGAGGGCCCCCGCGGCGGAGCTGGAGCAGGCGCTGGCCGTGCTCTCGCCGGCGGCGCGCGGGCGCGCCAAGCTCGTCCGCCGCTCCCTCGCGTGGCACACGCCCGATGCCCCGCGGCCGCGCGTCGTGCCGTCCGTGGGCGTCGCCGGGCTGGACGCGGACCAGACGGCCGCCGTGGCAGAGCGCCTGCTGGCCCGCGCCCCCGACCTGCACCTGCGGCTGCGACTGCGCCGCCCGCCAGAGCTGGCCCACCGGCCGAGCTGGCTATGGACCGTCCGCGCGCGCGGCGGCTACGTCGAGGCGCTGCTGAGGGGCCGCCGGCGCGGTGCCGTGCGAGTCTACATTCTCGGCGCCCTGCCGAGATAGCGCCTTGACTCCATATTCCCTCCCGACTACGGTCAAGGCGTACTACATGCCCCAAGCCCTCGTCGCCGGGGAGTTTCGAGGCGTTGTCGAGCACCGGACCTGCGCCTCCTCACCCGAAGTCTACCCCTCTCCTGGCGGCCGGGAGCCTCCCAGACGCGGCGCGCCCGCGGTCACGCTACGCACCCCCTGAGGGCAACCTGAACGGCGACGACAGGCTTGGCCTGCACGATGCTCGGGTGGGCAGTCGTGCTGGCAGCGGGGCGCGGCGGCGAGCGACCCGGGCGCGCCGCGACGGGCAGGCCAGAGAGGCGACCGCTCCGACCCGCGAGCGCGTGACCGAGCTGGTCGCGCTCGACCTGCGCGACCGCCTCGACGCGGAGGCGCGCGTCGTCCGGGACGTGGCCGTGCTCGGGCCGGAGTCGCGCAACGGCCGGCGCTACAGCGACGAGGCCCTCGCGGACGCGGCGCGCGTCTTCGAGGGCGCCAAGGTCTTCGCCAACCACCGCGCGCCCGGCAGCGCGCACGACGTGCGCGACTACATCGGGCGGCTGGAGGGCCTGCGCGTCGAGGACGCCAAGGTGCGCGCGCGCGAGCTGCGCGTACTCAACGAGAGCTACTGGCCGCTCGTCGCGATCGCGGAGAGGGACCCCGAGGCCTTCGGCCTTTCGATCGAGGCCGACGTGGAGATAGCGCCCGGGCCGACGCCCGTCGTGCGGCGCGTGCTGCGCGCGTACTCGGTCGACCTGGTGAGCGAGCCGGCGACCAACGCCGGGCTGTTCGAGGGGGTCGTCACCGAGCCGACGATCGGTAACCCGCCGCCGCGCGGCGGAGTGAAGGTCCAGAGCCTGCTGTTCGACAAGAAGCGCTTCACCAAGGCGCAGGCGAAGGCCTGGGCCAAGGACCACGGCTTCCGCGCGGGCGCGGTCGACGAGCCCGAGGGCGGCAAGTACCTGCGCATCCGGCAGCTCGACCCCGAGGGCTTCATCCGCTTCCGCGTCGGCCGGCCGCTGGCGCCCGGCGTCGTGCCGGTCTACGGCGTGCCGAAGAGGCGCGAGAGTCTAGACGACCTAGAGGGCACAGACATGAGCATCGACTGGGAGAAGATCACGCTGGCGGACCTGGAGCAGAACGCCCCCGACCTGCTCGGCGAGCTGCGCGAGTCGTGGCAGGCCGAGGTCGAGGGGCTCAGGCAGGAGCTGGAGCGGGCGCAGGCCGAGCTGGCGGCGATGAAGCGGCGCGGCCTCGTCGAGCAGCACGCGCGCGAGCTGCGCCTCGACGGCGAGCTGCCGCCCGCGCTGCTGCGCGCCTGTGAGCGCGCCGAGAAGGACGAGGAGGTCAAGGAGCTGCTGGAGGCCTACGCGAAGCGGCCCGGCGGCGCGGCGAAGAGCCGGCCGTCGCCGCTGTCGCCCGCGACCGGCGAGACGACCGACTACGAGGCGCTGCTGACCGGCAGCGCGCCCGTGTTCTGACCTCGGGACTCATGAGAGAGGTGGTGACATGAGCTACAAGCTTCCACACATCAGGCGCCCGGCGCGGCTGCTGGAGTGGCCCGTGCTGAAGAGCGTGGACTTCGAACTGGGCGACATGCTCTGGTTCGACGCGGCGGACAGCCTGGGCAACGGGCACTACGTCTACCCGCTGCACGACTTCACGTGGGACACCGACGAGGCGACGACGCGGCGGAACTGCATGCCGTACTTCGTGGGCGTGGCGGTCGAGCGGCGCACCGGCAAGGAGGACCACGACACGGTGATGGTCGTGCCGAGCGGCTGCGTCTTCGAGATGCCGTGCGAGAGCGCGACGCCGGTCATCGGCACGCTGCTGGGCTTCAGCCAGGACGGCTCGAACCAGTACCTGGACAGCGACCAGCTCGAGGTCGTGACGGACATCGCGGACGCGGTGGGCTACTGCGTGAAGCGCTACACGGCCGCGACCACGACGGTCGAGTGCGTGCTGTTCAGCCCGTACGACGTCGAGGGCGGGCTGGCGAGCCGGCAGCACTTCCTGACGTTCGGCGCGTGCGACCTGAACGCGGCGGCCGACATCGTGACGAACTTCACGTTCAAGAAGCGCGTGCAGCTGCTCTCGATCACGACCGTCGAGCGCAGCGCCGCGACGGGCAACAGCGTGCTGACGGTCAAGAACGGCGCGAACTCGCTCGACGACACGCACACGGTGACCGCGACGGGCGTCGGGACCGTGCTGCGCACGGCGATCTCGGACGCGAACGGCTACGACATCTTCGCGCACGACGACCAGATGGATATCGCGTGCGACGGGACGGCTTCGGCCGGCACCGCCGACGTGATCATCGAGTACATGGACCTGCCGGGCCTGGAGACGTAGCCCCGGGACCGGCGCGGGAGAGCGTGAGATGAACTGGAAGGAGCTGGCACGGATCGTTGAGCGCGACGGCGCGCGCGGCCCCGCGGTGAAGGTGGCCGAGTTCTACGAGCGCGGCAAGGCGCCGGTCGAGAGCTACTCGCTGCGCGCCTGCTGGGAGGCCTTCATCGGCCCGGTCGAAGACACGCTACCGCGGGTCATGGCGGGCGGCGGGCTGCCCTCGCGCGCGGTCGAAGAGGTGCGCTCCGGGGCGTTCGCCCACGTGACGCAGGCCGTCCTGATCAAGATGCTCGACGCCGGCTACCAGTCGCAGCCGAGCATCCTGGACAATCTGGTCACGGTGGTGAACGACACGACGCGCACGCTGCCGATGGTCGCCTTCAGCGCGATCGGCTCGCTGGGCGAGGTGCCTGAGGGGCAGGAGTACCCGGGCGTCGGCTTCACCGACCGCGCCGTGATCGGACCGGAGCCGCCGAAGCGCGGCGCGGCGATCGAGATCACCGACGAGGCAATCAGGATGGACCAGACCGGCCGCATCCTGAACCAGGCGCGCGACATCGGGCGCAAGCTCGCGATGGACCGCGAGAAGCACGGGCTTTACGCGATCCAGGACATCACCGGGTACAAGGCGTTCTATCCCGTCGTCGCGGGCGCGCCGACGCAGACGGACCTGTACCGCTCGAGCGCGGCCGGGAGCGAGTGGTACAACAAGAGCGTCAACCTCAAGACGAGCAACGCGCTCGTCAACTACACCGACCTGGAGGCGGCGTGGCTGCTACTGCAGGCCATGACCGATGAAGTCGGCGACTACATCGACATCCAGCCGAACGTGCTGCTGGTACCGACGGCGCTGCTGGCAACGGCGGCGCACGTCCTGAACGCCGTACAGGTCGAGACGGGCGCCGACAGCGACTCGCAGCGCACCGCCAGCGCCAATGCCGTCGTGCAGGCGATGGGGCTGAGCAACCTGAAGCTGCTCTCGTCCTACTACCTCGACGCGCAGAGCGCGAGCACGTGGTACCTGGGCGACTTCAAGGCCCAGTTCTACGAGCACGTGATCATCCCGCGCGAGGTGAAGCAGGCGGACGGCGATCCGCGGCGCGACATCGTGACGCAGTTCATCGCGCGGCGCAAGGCGCGCGTGTACGCGCGGGACGACAAGTTCGTGATCAAGAACACCGCGTAGCCGGAGGGGCCTGATGGGTGCGAACGTCGGAGACCGCTTCGGCGCGCTGCCGAGCGCGGCCTACGTGATCGACGCGGACGGCGACCGGCTGCCGATCAAGTTCGCGTGCGCGGCGCAGGAGTCCGCCGGCAACACGACGGTGGTGGCGGCGGTGAGCGGCCACAAGATCAGGGTGCTCGGCTGGGTCGTCGCGCGCGCCGGGGCCGGCTCGCACCACCTCGCCAGCTACGACGGCGGCTTCGGCTACACGGCGATCACGGGCAAGAACGCGATGACGATGACGGCAACCGAGGTGGTGCCGCTGTCGCCGACCGGCTGGTGCGAGACGGCCGCGGGCGAGGCGCTGGCGCTGCGCACCGAAGACGCGCCGGCGTCGATCACCCTGGCCTACGTGGAGTACCCGGCGTGAGCGTCCAGGACGACCTGCTGGCGGCGCGCGAGGCCCTGGCGTCGCTGCTGCGCGCCAAGCTGGAGGGCGCCAGCGACCTGTCGGAGTTCTACGACCGGCGGCTAGGCGCGCTCGGCATCGAGCCGGCCAGCAGCATCGAGAAGCTGTTGGACTGGCTGGACCGCATCAACCGGGCGATTTCCAGCGAGGAGGGCGGCGCCGAGGAGCTGATCTGGCAGGTGGGCTGATGGCGACCGAGTTCGACGACCTGCTTGAGCACCGCGTGACGATCCGGCGCTACACGGTCGCCGACGGCGACCTGGGCGCCGGGCAGGCCGAGACCTGGGCCGACGTGGCGACGGACGTACCGGCGCTGATCCAGCCGCTGACGCCCGTCGAGCAGCAGGCCTTCGGCGCGCAGCAGGAGGGCGCGACCGAGAAGCTCTGGCTGGCGGCGACGGTGGACATCCGGGCGCGCGACCGCGTGACGGACGGCAGTAGGACGCGCGAGGTGGTGGGCGCGGCGCAGGACTACGACGCGCTGTCGCTCGGCCTGCAGTGCGTGCGGCTGCGCGGGCGCGACGAGGGGTGAGACGTGGCGGACTACGGCTTCACCTGGCGCGGCAGGGAGTTCATGTCGGACGTGGCGGACGCGCTGCGCGCGGCGCTCGTCGAGCTGGGCAACCGCGCGATCGAGCACATGCACCACGCGATGGAGACGACGCCGCCGAAGCTCGGGGCCAAGCCGCGGCGCGGGCAGTACCGTCCGCCGAGCGCGCCGGGCCACGCGCCCGCGGTGCAGACGGGGACGCTCTTCACCTCGCTGGCGATGGACACCAGCGAGCTGGACGACCCCGACACCCCGACGGTCCGCGTCGGCCCGATGCCGACCGCGCCGTACGGGCTCTGGCTGGAGCGGGGCACCGAGACCGTGGAGCCGCGGCCCTTCCTGCGGCCGGCGCTGCGCTACATCGAGCAGATCGCGGACGAGGCCATCGAGGGGAGCGTGCACGCGTGACGGTGAAGACCCTGCAGCAGAGCGTGCTCAAGGCGCTCTACGACGCCTACCGGGCGGACCAGAGCGCGGGCTCGCCCTACGCGCTGACGGGCGGGCGCTGGTACGTCGGCTGGGCGCGGCCGGACGCGGAGCGGCCGTTCATCGTCGCGGAGCTGCTCGACGAGCGCGAGGACAGCACGTTCGACGCGCCCGGCGCGCGCGTGTCGGTGATGCTCTGGGTGTGGGCCGACGCGGACGACGTGCAGGCGGCCCTGCGCGTCAGCGACGCGCTGCGGACGCTCTTCTCGCACGCGACGCTGTCGTTCGCCGGCGGCGACTACACGCAGTACGTCACGATCGACACGCGCGTGGGCACGGTCAGCGGTCCGGTCCGGCGCGACGACCTGGCCGTGGCGGGCCGCGGCCTGACGGCGATCGTGCAGGAGGTCTGACATGGCGAGAATCAGCGGCAGAGACGTCGATCTCCGGCTGCGAGTAGCGCAGCGTCCACTGGCGGAAGTGGATCGTGCCGGTGCTGCCGATCGTCACGGCGCCGTCTCTGCCGCTGATTCTCGCCATGTCAGACCTCCTGCACGATCGCCGTCAGGCCGCGGCCCGCCACGGCCAGGTCGTCGCG